CAACGGCAGATCCAACTGCGGAAATAATTGTAATTCCGATTGAGGTTGCAGTTGATGTTCCAATAGCAGATCCAACTGCGGCAACAATTGTAATTCCGATTGAGGTTGCAGTTGATGTTCCAGTCGCCGATCCAACAGCAGCAGACACAACACCCTGTTGTTGCGCCGATCCAGATATAGGAAAGGCGGCAATTGGTTGCGATGCTATGCCAAAGTCAGCCATCTAGATCACCTAATCGGATTAGGCTGATTGTACCATCTCTGACGATTTCGCGCTAACCTCGAAAACCCTGCGGCTCCATCCCTTGCCAAATGTCTCAAAGGTTGGCAACCGCTTAAGGAACTCAAGGCGCATGTCGCAGATTGCATCTGCCATTTGAAGTGGATCATGTGCCTGGATAGCTTGTAATGATTTCGGCCCAATTATGCCATCAGCCACAACGCCTGCAACCTCTTGCAGATACTTTGCAGCCCGGCCAACGCCAGAATTCACCGCCAGATCATAAGCAGCATAATCAACGCCAGCCGGTAAATCGTCGCCTTTGATCTTGTCCCAGTACATTGCTCTATAGAACGGCTTGATAATGTTTGGCGTCAAAGTCCGCATTTCAGCTTCAGTCACATCACGGTTTAGATAGGCTTCCCACGCTCGCTGAGTTACACCCATGTTGGTGCGCCCACCAGGATCTCGAGGATCGTTAACGTAGCCACCCTCATGCTGAAGAACAAGCTGAAAGCACTTGTCAAAGTTCTCTTTCATTTTTCACCTTTAGTCATAGCATCGGTTTTGGCTTTTGAACCCGCGCTTGAACCGTAATAGAAATTCACCACACCTGTCCAAGCCGTTCCAAGAGCGCCAAGCATCATAAGCAGCGCCTCTGTTCCAGTTTGCGGCATTCCCTTGACTAACATCCAAACAAGGATGCCAAAGAACCCAATGGTAATGACAACCGCTAGAAGCTTTGGAACCCAATCTTTAGTTGCAGTTTGCATCTGCCTGGCGCTGTCACGGTCGCCCGCAGCAATCCGCTCAAGATCAATGTCCAACTCTTTCATGTGAACTTTGAAGTCAGCATCTATCTTTTTTAACGCCGTAAGCTGATCTGGAGATGCAGATGACATTGCCACTTTCAGATCGTCTTCGGAGCCGTTCTCATGACCCAGGAAGACATTGGATAGCGTCTTTACTGCAATCCCGGCCAGCGGCCCCCCTAGAGCTGTCGCAATGGTAGGTGCTATCTGTCCAAGTAGAGGTCCAAATTGATCTAGCAGGCTCATGATGGCTCCTATTTATGGAAAGCTGCAATAGAAAGAAGGGAAAATATAACAACAACCGTCAAAAACAGAATAATCACAACGCTCCATTGAGCGATGTTGTCCATCATTTGTTCGCGCTCATTTGCAGCCTGAATTTCAGCCGCTTTGATGTCTTTTTTGATTTTAGTGGTTGCTGCAACTACCTCATCCCATGCTGCAAGTCCAAATTCTCCAACAAAATGGTTCTTTAGATCTGCCATCATCTGATCTGCTTCGGCTTTGGCTGCATATGCTTCCATTGCCATTTGTTCAGCAGTTTTTCCAGATAACAGACTTCCTTTGTGAGGTTCCGCTGCAATGCGCGTAATATGAGCCACGCTATCAAAAAGCGAACTCATATCCTTCGCCATTCCCTGCAATTCTTTGCCAACAGCAATGCCGCCCTTGATGGCTTCATAGCTGGCTTTGGCAAGTGCTAGGATTGTAATGGGGTCCATTATTTATCCGCCTTCCCATCAAGCTTGTCGTAGATGCGCTTGAACATGTCCTCGATATGATCCATTCGCTTATCAAGATCATCTTTGCGAACATAATTTATAGGAAGATCGACTTCAATCTTGTGAATGTCGTATTTCAAGGCCTGAACCGAATCCCATAGTTCACGCGCAAACCATCCACCCACCCCAATAGATGCTCCAGCTGCAAGATTAAAAATGTTCTGAGTGTCCATTTTGAGCCTCAATTCAAATCTTCAGTTATAACCCACGCCAATGTAGGTTCATCCCAAAGATACAGTTTGCCATCAGCAGGATAAGCCAACGGCGGCTCCCACAACCATGTCGTCTGATTTAGGGTCCATGACCCATACGGTTGCGGCTCATGGAATACATCATTGGCTAAATCGTAAATGTACCCAATGCCAGCATAATTGCCACGCAATGCTACGCCGCCATCCGGCTGTCCATCTGAACCATAATGCAACCCGCCACGGGTGTTATAACTGGTCTGTATCCATGTCCCCGGCGAACTATCAACAAATGTGTTGAAGAAGTCTGGCTCAGCGACAATGACTTGGACAACTTTGCCATCCAGAACCTTAGCAAAGTGGCTCATGCCGTGTAACTCCCTGATGCAGTGAACTTAATGATGGTATTAGAGCCAGATGTGGTGATTGTTGGAGAACCAGTGGTTGTTCCAGTGTAGTTAGCCGTTGGAACTGACAAGATGACAATTCCTGATCCGCCAGCAACACCACCTGTATTCCAACTAGCTCCTGCACCACCACCTGTATTAGCTGTTCCTGCTATTCCGACTGTTTGAGTACCGCCAGCGCCGCCACCACCAGTTCCGCCAGCAGAACCAACCTGCCCTGATCCACCGCCACCACCAGCATATGTTACAGAAGATCCAGTTATTGATGAGGCTGTGCCATTACCACCAGCGCCTCCGGTGGTTCCACTTGCCGCACTGCCTACAGCGCCAGCACCACCTCCGCCACCGCCAGATGCGTATCCATTAACAGCGCCTGCACCACCAGCATTGCCCTGTCCAGATGTTGCAGATCCACCGTTACCGGCACTTCCAGATGTATTTCCGCCGCCTCCACCGCCAGATCCACCAGAATTTCCAATCGTCCCATAGGGACCACCGCCACCGCCGCCATTTGGGTTGGCTATAGTTAATCCAGCGCCAATAATTGAGCTATTTGTTCCGTTATTTGTGGCCGTTCCAGCACTTCCAGATACTCCAGCGCCACCTGCTCCAACTGTTACTGTATACGTTACTCCTAGTATTAAAGGAGATGTTCCTGATAATAATCCACCACCGCCGCCGCCTCCACTGAGATTCCCTGTTCCACCTCCACCTGAGACAGCCAAATATGAGGCCGTATAAGAAGCAATAGGTGAATTTAAGAAGCCAGAATATGCAACCCATCCTTGCGTTGAATCAAGATAAACAATAGCTACGCTTTCCCTATTAAACGCAAGAACAGCATTTGATGTACCATTGTTAATTTTTCCACCATTTGGATTAACCGTACAAGCGTTTGTTGCAAAGGTTCCAGCATAGTCCGTTATCTGAATAGCTTGACCAGGATATGGGCTAGCTGGGAGCGTAACTGTCACCGCTCCAGATGTTGTATTGACCGAATATGCGTTTCCAGCAACTGCATTGAAGCTTGTATTGCGCACGGGATTCCACACCAATGGACCCGGAACGGAATAATTGAAAGCCGCAAGTTGCTGCGATGCTGACATTAGTAATCTCCACCAACCGCATTGATTGCAATGGCGATGTTAGTTCCGCCAGCAGCAACTGTCAGACCGCCATATAGGCGATAAGTGGCCGGAATATTCAAGCCACCAAGCGGAACTGGAAGCGTGTAAACAGTGTTGGCCGTTGTTCCTAAAGCCGTCACTGTAGTCGCCGGTAACGCTACTTCACCAAAGAAAATGTTGTTGCCAGCCGTTGTGTTTGCTGAACCATTGTTTAGCCAGAAACGAACTACAGTTGCGTTTGATGTTCCAGAAGCCGTTGCGCCATTAGTAGACGAGAACCTTATCTGAACTTGATCTATTCGTGATCCGTTAGCGCCAGCAGTGTAGCACAAAGCCAGTGGGGTTCCGACTGTTTCTGTACCATCATAGGCTTTGGTGTTTGTCATGGCTGTCGAGACAATGGCGTTCAATGCGCCAACATTTGGAGCCTGCGTGAAGATGGGAGTTGATGTCACGGCCATTAGAAGCCTCCGAAGAAATTAGAAAGGAAGATATTGGAACCAGGTTGCGGTGTAATAGAAACCGTTGACCATGTTCCATCTCCACGCCAAAAGGTGCTAGAGGATGCGCTTGTTCCAGAGTTTAGATTTGTAACAGGAAGATTTCCAGTTACACCTGTAGAAAGAGGCAACCCTGTGGCATTTGTCAGGGTGACAGATACTGGTGTCCCAAGAGCTGTGCTGTTTCCAGAAGCATTTAACTGCGGAGACCTGCTTGCCGCCATTGTAAGGAATACATCTTTTGTTCCAGCTGAAAATGTAACCGCAGATCCAGAATTGGACGATGAATAGATGGTTGTCCGACTGAATGTGTTTGCAGATGTATACGTTCCAAGCCCGACTTCCCACTCATCCAGAGTTTGGTGCTGAATGCAGTAGTAAAACGTGTCGCTGGCAGTCAAAACCGCAGATAGCGTTCGATAGCCGGTTGGCGCGGTTCCAGATACAGAGAACGCGCCAGAACCAGCCGTGCTCGATGTATCTCGAACACGATCTGCGGTTATGAAAGCCATTGGCTTTAGTCCTCAGTGATCGTTGATGCAGTTGTCAGGCGAGGTGTCACGCCAGTACTAACAGAAATGGACGGTGTAACCGTTCCACTGTAGTACAGAACACCTGTTCCGGTAGATGCCGTGCCAACACCAAAATAGGTGACGGTGCTTGTGCCAGCAGTGCAGACGCCAAAGTCAATGTTGGCAACTGGAGACACACTGTTGGCCGTAACAGTCCATCCGCCCGTTGTGCGCGCAACAGCCACGCGAGCATATCCTGTATAAGCAGCTTCGCTTGTTGACTGATTTCCAGCTTCACCAGGATCAGCCGTATGCAACGAAACATATAGATTGGTCAGCGGAGATGTAGCCGCATTGTCTGCTAGATTGGCGATCGCTGTCGCATTGAAGATCAATTTCAACAGCGAGTTTTCAAAGGCGTCTGATTTGGACATGATAGCTCCTTAACCGTAGATCCCACGAGGCCTGGCAATCAGCACAGACCCACTATGCAGCGATTTTTGAGATTCATCCTGCAACGATTGCACTCGCGCCAGATAGATTTGGCCGAATGTCCCCATTCTTGCATCATCCATGAGAAATGGAGCGGCGTGGCTCAGAGCGCCATAGAGATAAACATCTGGAGCCTTAGTCAGAAGCCAATTTGTGGTGTTTGTCGCTGACAGTGCCGGAATTTTTCCGTAGTAGACCATATCAATAGTGATGTCGTCTGTTGGCGGCGGAACCAGTTCAATGACGCCAGTTGTCATCGAGTAGAACCTGGTGCTTGTATATGTTTGCGCCCTGTTGATTGTATCTGCATCATCAGGTGTAATGTATCGCAACGGACTTTGACCACCAACAATCATCATATTGATTGCTTCGAGCCAATCAAGAGGAAGAGCCACAAACTCACTGTCGCTTACCGCAGTTGCGTTGATAATCATCTCGCGGCAACGCAAACGAGTGTTCAGATCAGCTTCAACAAACTGAATAAACGTCTGAATTTGAGACGTTAGATCAGCTCGATTGAGGTAATCAGCAATCGTAGACTGCAATGTGGCATAGTTTGTGATCGTTCCCATCAGCTTGTCATCCAATGCGTCCGATACGGCGCGGCCTCGTCCGTCGTCAGCCACTTGCGCAGCGCAACCTTGTCACCAAGGATACCACGTTGGCGCAAATCCATATAGAGGACCATTGGAATTGATGCGACTTTGACCATTCCATCAGGAAGCTTATCATTCCTGCTGATTTCATTGCGTATTGCCTTGTTTTGCTCGGCAATCTGGTCAATCTCTACCGTGCTTTCCAAGACGATCTTGTTATCTGTCGTGAAGTGCATCTGCTGGCGCGTGCCAGTGAGCGAGTCGTAGGCCAGATCAAACGATCCTGGCGCGAAATTCTCAGTCATTGGTTTCTCCC